ATTGCCGCACCTGAAACAATACCACCACTTGCAAATGCAAGTACTGAAGTCATTGCTCCAATTACAAAAGCCGCTTTGGCAGGATTACCTTTTGCAAAGTCGGCATAGCCATCGACCATAGTCATGATCTTCTGGCCCATTGGATTGCCTTCTAATTTTGTTTTTAAATTTGCTTTTAATTTTTCAAATTGTGCATCGAAGTTTTTTACTGGTCCGCTATCCTGTGCGGCCTTAAGTAATTGATCAATCTGATCTTGAAGTTTCTTGGCTTGAGCACCTACAACTTGTCCTGCTTTTCCTAATGCAGTTTTGTTGTCACCACTGTCAATGGCAACTTTTTCTGCGTTGGTAAAGATCCCATCAATCTGTTTTGCATCAAGTGTTTGTTCAAATATATGATTGATGCTTTCGACCAATGGCCAAACATCTCTTTCCCACTTGCCAACGTATATGCGTTGTGCTTCATTAAGATCTTGCCAACCTTCCGCAAGTATCGTTTTTGATTTTAAATTATAAGATGTAACTTCACCTAGTTGCATTAAACTTCCTTACAATAATTTTACTAGTTCTGCTTTTTGTTGTGCGTTCAGTCCGTCAAGAGCTTTTTGTATGTTTGCCGGAATAGTTGCACCACCTTTTCCTGGAGTCGGCGCTTGAGAAGTACCACCTGCTGGTGCAGTACCTCCGCCACTGTATTTTTGTCCAAGTGTCTGTGGAGCATCAGCATCTGTTCCTGCCAATGATTTTCCAAGATCACCTTTGAATGTGTCCTGTGCAGTTTTTTGTAATATATCATCAACCTGTTTAGGAGTAATCTGTCCTTGCAATCCTTTTAGTCTCGCGGTAGAAAGACCTTGTTTTTGCATGAAGTCCTGTAGGTCAGTTATTTTTGGTGCTTTAGGATTGCCACCTATTTGTCCCATATGTTGACGATATTGGGTGAATATTTCTTTGGCACGTTTGTTTGCGTCAACTTTTCCAGTCATTCCAGCGGCGGTGCCTTTGGCACCCACGGCGCCAGCCACTTTTGCGCCTACTTTACGTGCTATGTTACCTAATGCACTACCACCAGGAGCTTCGTTAACTGCATCTGTGCTTGTTATTTGCGTTATTTTCATGGTTTACTCTCCTGTTACTTTATATTTATACATAATTCATCGACTACACCCCGTAAATATTGTAATGCCTCAAACGAGATATAATGTTTTTGAGAAAGGCAACTCGGAACCCTTAACCCAATGTAGCGATATTCACGAAGCGGATATTGTTATACAACAGTTAAAGGATGCCAATCCACACAAAGAATATGCAGTGGAACCTGTTGTTGTCTACGATAGTGATGCTTTTCGTTATGGACGCGATCCGGAATTGCATTAGTAGTTGAGCTAAAGCTCAACTTTGTTTTCGTTATCACTCAAACAATTTTATTATATGAAATAAGTTGCGAAGCAACTGCTATCATGTAGATAGTTGAGCCATACTTCGCCCGTCTCCGGGCAAAGCTATGATGCCATCATGTAAGATGAGCTTACCATCTTAACTAAGAAGATTGCATTTCTGCATGGAGGCGGTAACCCGTCAACCCCCTACTTCAGCCTTCGCATAAGTTACGGAACATTAACACACCCTAGTTAAGCAAAGTGTGTTAACATTGTGGTTGCTTTTTCTCAGAGCCACGATCTTTTAATACCTAAGTTAGTATCAACCTTGCAACGCACCAGTTCCAGTCATAAGATCAGTATGACCTCAAGGTGAGTCGAGCTATCCCGACCAAACAATGTTGCTATATAGAATTTTATTTTGCCTTGAGTGCTTCTTTTAATAATTTAGATCCGCCTACTCTCACGTTTATTATGCCATTGTAGTATTCATCTGTTTCTAACACTCTACGTTCAAACTGTTCTCTTGCCTCTAAATAACTTGCTACGCCTCTGCTTGGACAATAATGTAATATTTCTCTTGTGAATTTTTCTTCGCCTAGTTTTTCTACGTCTAATTGCAAATGATCTGATGATCCCCAGTAGTCACGCCAGTCACTTTCAACTTTGCTTCTACGTTTGTTTATCTTACCCTTGAGGGGTGGGCGTGTCTTTCTGAATTTTGCTAGTTTTTTACCGACATATTTCATACCGTTGGTTGTATTTGTGATCAAGTACACAAATGCCTCACAGTCTTCAGGTAAGTTTTCTACGGTTTTTCCTTGATATGTCCAGTGCATTATAAAGATACTTACACTTAATCTTTATTTGGATCTTCTTTTTTGGCTTTGTAGTCGTCTATTATTTCTTTTCTTCGGTCAGTAGCAAGTCTACGTATCTCGCTTAACCATTTTCTAGCAGAACGTTTAGTACGTTCGCTCTTGCGTATTTCCCAGGCTTCGTTAGCCTTGTAGTATTCTAGATATGCTTTTGTTAGTTTGTCGTGTGTATCGTCCATTATGTCATTACCTCTACATCATTATCATATGATGTAAATCCATTTTCTTTGATAACTTTCAACACGTTTGTAACACGACTTGCTAATTCTTCTTTGTGTGATATCAAATAAATGTTTTTTTGACGTTCTCTGCCCATTTTCTTCAATACAGCAATGGCATTTTCTACACCATTTGCATCCATACCACTATCAACCAATTCATCAATAAACAACAGGTTGATGTTTTGATACAAACTTTCCCACACATCTCTGAATGCCCAACTTAATCCTAGTATCAGTCTGTTTCTTTCACCTCTTGACAAGTTGTCAAAGTCTAGATCCTGTCCTAGTTGTGTGATTTCAACAGTTAGATCATTTTTAAATACCACTGTGTGTGGTAGTTGTAGTCTATCCAAATAATGTGTAAGTCTATTGTTTAGATATGCTAGATTTTGATCAATGATCTTCTTCCTAATGAAAGAATCTTTGTTTGTCAACAGCTTGTATAAAAAGTCTTGGTGATCCTTTGTGTCATTTAATTCATTAACGGCATCCCAGTTTATTTCTTGTATTGCAGTTTTTTCTAAATCATCAATTTGTTCTGTGTATGGATCAAGTTCATCAGTCTTTTCTTTTAAACTTTGTTTCAAACTGTCAACGTTGCTTCTGTGTTGATATGCTTCTTTGGCAGTTTCATAAAATGTGTTTGGCTTACTGTCAAGTTCTCCTATATCTTCAATAAGTTTTTCAACCTTTTGCATTTTTTCAGCCATGCTTGTTTGATAAACGTGTGCATCACCATAATCTTTTTGCAGTTTATCTTTCATTTCTTCAAGTTTGTCATCATGCAAGTCTTGACCACAAGCATAACATTTGGCAGTTTCAAGTTCATCAAGTTGTTTACCAAGTTTGTTTACATTATTATCAGCTTGTTCTAATGCACGTTCAACAGTTGCACGTTCTTTTCTTAAATTAGTAAGATGTTTACTGTTTTCTTCCCAAGTTTTTAGTTTTTCATGATCTTCAAGTTCACTATCTATGTCAAGTTGCTCTAATTCACGTATTGCTTTTTCTAGTTTATCTCTGTCTTGTTTGTTTTGTGCAATCCAAGCCTTTTTTCTGCTGTGCAATCTTTCAATATTTTCTTTTATCTTATCATTACTGTTTGTAATTGCTTGTATTCTTGCATTTTCTTCTGTAAGTTTGTCTCTTGTTATTTTTGTTGCCTCTCTTAATAGATCAGCTTTTTCAGAAAGAATAGTAATACCAAGTAATTGTTCTATTATAGCACGTTGATCGTTGGGCTTTAGTGCTAAAAAGGGCTCTGTGTAAGTGTTAAGTGCCACAATATGCTTGAACATATCATGACTCATACCTAACAAGTCATTTATATCGCCTTGTGTTTTACGTGAATCACCTTGGCTTTCATCTGTAAGTTCTTGTTCTTTTTGATCTATGTAAAATTTAAGTGTGTTAGGTTTACGTCCTCTTTCTATTCTGTAATCTTTGCCATTTTTTGTAAATGCAAGAGTAACCAACATACCTTTGTTGTTTGTTTTGTTTACAAGATTATCACGTCTTATGTTTGTAAGTGCTTGTCCGTATAGTGCATAACTTAAAGCATTAATAATTGTTGTTTTACCTGTACCGTTACGTGATCCACTGTCGTCTCCACCTTGATCTAAGTTTTCACCTAACACCAATGTAAGCTGTTGCTTGTTGAAATCTACTGCCTGTGTTGTATTACCAACACTCATAAAATTTTTAACTGTCAAATCTTGTATTCTAATCATCTTTGTTTAGGTCTCTATAAATTTGCAACAATTTACCTTTGTTAAATTGTTCTGATTCAATTGCTTCAATCTCTTTTGCAACTATTTCATCAACACTTTCAAACTTTGTAATGTCGATATCTGAATTCATTTCTTCTTCTTGTGTGTTTGGTATTAAACTTATCTCTCTACAGTTGTACTGATTGATAAAAGTTTCTTTTATGAAGTTTGCTTCTTCATAACTAATAGGCAAATCAAGTGTAACTCTTAGATACATCTTAGATTTCAGTATAGTTTCTTTTTCATCAAGCAGTCTTGATAATTTTATTGTTCTATACTTGGGACAATTCCACCAATTGATGTACTGCGGTTCGCCACCATGTTCTAGTATCATCATACCACGTTCGTCATCCCACGCATCTGCGTAATTGTGTGGCAATGCGTTACCAATGTAATGCACAGGACCTTTGACTTGACGTTTGTGGAAGTGTCCACTAAACACATATTCTTGATGTTTGAAGTGATCTGCTTGTAATTCACCAGTGTCTGGCATCTGTACCATTGCATTCATGTAAAAGTTAGGAAGTTCAAAGTGTCCAAAGATGTATTTGCTTTTTATTTTAGGAATCTTCTTCCATTCATCTCCAACCAACCAAGGAATAAGTGTTACATCACCTTCAGTCATCATCTCATTTACCATTGTGATGCCTTCAATGTGTCTTGCAAAGTCTATGGAGTTGATATCTCTTTTGTCTTTGTAGTATAAGTCATGATTGCCAGGAAAGAAATAAAACTTCTCAAATGCCTTGCCTAGCTTTTCAAGACTTCTAATAGTTGCGTCCATGGTCAGCATATTCAAACTGTTTCTGTTGTGATGCCAGTCGCCACAAAAGATACCAGTTTCGCAACCGTTTTCTTTGGCTTGTTCTATATACCAATCAATAAATTCTTCACAGTCATCATTGTGAACTTTTGAATTAGACTTCAATCCAAAATGGATGTCTGTAAATACTGCCGCTTTCTTAAACAAAATATTTCCTCGCGATTATCATAGTGTACACGAAATAAGTGTATTTGTCAAATACTTCCTTATTCTTTTTCTGTTGTTTTGTTTGCTTCTTTAACTTGTCTTTCCCAAGTGCCTTGGTTCTGTCTAGTGAAAGATGGATTCATGTGATTCATTTCCAGTATATCGTCACGTATGTTTTGATTACGTTTTTCAATATTAATGATTCTCACAAACGAATTCGTTACTGCCGCTGTGTAATATGCAAAAGGATTATTCGATTTTGATTCATCAAACTGCAAACCTATCTGTGTAAGTTGGAGAATAGCTTGTCCTTTCATTTCATCATTGTATGTGTAACCTCTAACGTTACCTCTTGTTGCATATCGTTCACATAGTTTCATCCACATCAATGCAAGTTTGTTGGTTGCCATTCCGTGGCTTTTATTGAAGCTACCATTTGACATTCCGCCTTCCCAATGGCTTTTGCCTACACATATCAATTCATCTTTGTCATTAAATTTGAAGTGTTGGAATGGTGGAAAGTTCAATTTTGTCTTTGTATCAGCTATGTTTTTTGGATTTTTCTTTCTACCTTTTTCTTCTGGAATGTGATCATACGTCATAATTCGGAAAACAACATCGGTTTTTGCTATTTTTCTGTAGTCTACGGCACAATCAGCCTGCTTAACACGTTCACCTGCTTCTTTCCTTTGCTCATATTCCTGCAAACCAAGCCTTTTTGCCTTGTTTCTTTTGGCATCTGCTATGGTTCTGATGTTTATTTTGTCTATACTTGGCAGGATTATGTCATAACGTGCAAAATCGTCGTCTGTGTAACTGCAAAACGTGTTCTTTGACTTATGTATCTCCGCCAGTATATCTCTGTTATTGAGATAGTTCACTCTCTTCATTGTATTCTCCAAATATTCCGAGTTATAGACGGGGATGTCTTAAGTAAATAAATATTATTATAAACTACGCACATAACTTTGTCAACTAAATATATGTAAGGAGTTAGCCAAAATGACTACATTTAAAAACGGAAAAATAAGAAACGACCATATTATTCGTGCAGATGGTTTAGCTGATTTTGAACGCCACGCAAACGAATTTGATATGAGTGGGTCTACTAAAGGATCTGATCCAACAGCTAGTGGTTTCAACTTCGGCAAAGATCCGTTTGTAAATGGAGTCAAGGATTTTTTCAATCCCAGTGAATTAGCAAAAAGTATACGCAGTAAAAATGCTCCTGTAGATGGAATAAGCGGTGTTAAACGTGTGAAAGAATCTGCACCAGCAGGTTTTAAAAAATCAACGGAACAAGACTGGAGAGTAAAATTAAGTATTCCCACTATTGAACCTTTTAAATCCTCTGCCTTGTTGTCACCTTTAAGACACACTGGCGGTTTAGTTTTTCCATACACACCTTCAATCATTGTATCGCATAGTGCAAACTACAATGCTATTGCCCCTACACATACTAATTATCCTTATTATGCGTATCAAAACTCACAAGTGGATCAGTTGGTTATCACTGGTGACTTTTTTGTTCAGAATGGAATAGAAGCACAATATTGGGTGGCGGCTTTACATTACTTAAGAAGTATGTCAAAGATGTTCTTTGGAGGAGAAGCTGACACAATTGGTGCACCTCCGCCTATCGCAAAACTAAACGGATATGGTGATCATATTTTCAATAATGTTCCTGTCATCGTAACACAGTTTACAACTGACTTGCCGCAAGACGTTGACTACATAGCAACAGGATTTTCAACAGGTCAGGAAAAAAGACGGTCAGTTGGTTCACCTCAGTATGGTCAAACAGAAATTTATGCAGATGGAAAGACTATGACAGGTTGGGCACCTACACAATCATTAATTACTGTAACTGTACAACCAGTCTACTCAAGAAGCGAGATTGCACAGTTCAGCTTAAACAAATATGTCAACGGTGGATACATTGCCGATGGTAAAGGATTCATCTAATGCCAAATTACAAAGAATCAAGTCCTTACGCCGACACAAATTATAATGACACTAATGCTTATCTAAATCATTTTAAGGTTAGACCTATTCCAGCTTCAAGTGATGATGTTGTTTATCAGATAGAACCACAGTATCACCAAAGACCAGATTTGTTTGCTTATGACATCTACAACAATCCAAATCTATGGTGGGTGTTTTGTCAACGTAACATGGACACAATGGAAGATCCTATATATGATTTCAAATCCGGATCCAAGATTTACGTTCCAAAAGGGGCCGCGTTAAAGACAGTACTAGGAGTATAGGTTATGGCAATTCCTAATAGGATAACAGTTGACCTAGAGAGAGCTGGCAAACTAGAAAGCGAAATAGAAAAAAAATTACAAAGTGGACAGTCCATTGGAAGTGTCATGGACGAATCTCTTGCAGTTGTAAAAAATGAAATATTCCAAACAGAAGAACTAGGTGGTTCAGCAACAATAGATGTTGATTCAATTGCTGACGGTACCACAAGTTCTTACACAGGAGCAACTACAACAAATAACAAAGTAATTGCCAAGCAAAACACAGAAGAAGTTGTACTTGATGACATAGACTATGACGCTAGTTTTAGAAAAATGCGTGATCACAAAGTTGATTCAATACATTTAATTGAAAACGTTTTACACAAATATAGATCTTTCAACACAGTATGGTCAATGTTTTGTCTTACACCAGAAGAAATGGCAGATCCAGACAACACATACATGACTAGTGAACCACAAACTGTTTTAATCAAAGGTGCAGGTGGAATAGGAAATTATCAAAGTGAAAGACGTCCTAAAACAAGATTAGAAAGAGCAGGCGGCAAAGTTGAATACTACATTGAAAATGTAAGCATCAAATCTATAATAGGATCAAGTGGTCCAACCAGAATGCCTCCTGTGCATAATTTTAATTTTACTGTCAAAGAACCTTACAGCATGGGACAGTTTTTAGAACTGTTACAGATAGGGGCCATGCAGGCAGGGTATGAAACTTACATTGGATCACCATTTTGTTTGATGTGTGAATTTATTGGACACACTGACAATGATAAAACAGAAAGGGCTGGAAAAAGATTCTTTCCTATCCTTTTAAGTCAGTCAAACATGACTGTTGATCAAGGAGGTTGTGTATATGAAATACCAGCCATATCAACATCAATGGGAACCAATGCTGATAGTGTGCAAACAATCAAACAAGATATTACTATCATAGGTGGAACTGTAGAAGAAGCATTACAAAGTGGATCACAAAGTTTAACAAGAGTTATTAATAGTGCATTACTAGATAGAGAAACAAAAGAAGAAACAACTTTCTCTGATGAATACATCATATTATTTCCAAAATCAAAAGATCTTTCAAGTCGCAAGTTCAAAGGTGAACAGCAGGGAGATTCAGAAACATCTGCAACTTATGATCCTGAAAAAGAATATGCTTCAAGATATGGAGAAACCACAAGTGTAAGACAGGTTGATTATGAGACTTGGGTAAAAAACGTCACAGGATTTGCTGTGAAAAGATCAAAAACCTCAGATGCACTCAAAGCCAACTCTTTAAAGCAAGAAAACATAAATCAAATTGGACAAGGAAAATTATTGACAGACAAGCTAGGCAAGGGTGGCATACGTCCTGGAAACTACTATGCAAGTTATGACAAAGAAAAAAATGTATTTGAACAAGGAGCAATCAGCATTCCACAGGACAAGAGAGCATTCAAGTTTGAAAAAGGAACAAAACTGAATCAAATAATCGAAGAGATGGTTGTGGCCAGTGAATGGGCTAAAAGCATTACAGATAAAGCAACTGATCCAGAAGGATTCAGGGATTGGTTTACAATACAAACAAAGATGTATTTTGTTCCTGTCAAAGACACAGCGGTAAAAAAAGGAAGAATGCCACGCATATATGTTTTCCAAGTTATTCCTTTCAAAGTACACAGTTCAATTTGGCAAGCACCAACAGATCCGTCAAAAGGAACAAAGGAAATATACAGAAAACTTTCCAAGATTTACAACTATCTGTACACAGGAAGAAACAAAGATGTCTTAGAGTTTGACATTAGATACAACACAAGATTTTTAACAAATGCTCCACTTACCAAAGGTAAGGACACAGCACAACAACAAGACAAGGGCGATTCAGCAACAAGTAATAATAATGCTGATGAACAAAACATTACCCAAAAAGAAGGTAAGAAGGAAGAAGAAAGAGTTTATCCTGTCAAGAATTTGCAGGACAGTGACATACAAGTAATAACCTCTGGTATGCGTGGTACAGATGCAAGTACCAAAGACATTATAGCAAGAGAGTTTCATCAAGCATTGATTAATTCAAATGTGGATTTGGTAAGATGCAGATTAAAGATAATGGGTGATCCTTGGTTTCTTGCTGACAGTGGCATGGGTAACTATCAAGCAGAAAGCAGTCCTATCATATTCAACACCAAAGACAGAACCATGGATTACGTGAGGGGATTTGTTTACATTGGACTGAACTTCAGAACACCATATGATTACAGCAACAGAGGAATACTTGAAGGTGGAATGGTGGGCGGAGATTCTCTCAAAGTTCCACAGTTCAGTGGCCTGTATAGGGTAACTAAAGTTGAGCATGACTTCAGTGAAGGTCAGTTCACACAGACACTTGAGATACTGAGACAAATGAATCAAACTGGAATTGATACCAAACAAAGTTCGGATTCAGCTCAGGACATAGGTGGTAATGTAAAAGGTGAGGATGAAAGCAAACAAGAAAAATTACCAGGAACATATCAAGATGCCATTCTTAGAAATGCTAATAGTAATAAAAGTTCGAGTTATACATAATGAGTGATCTTCCACAAAAGAATACAAACGTAGATAGAAATTCCAAGCACACAACCGTGGTTGCAAAACCAGGTCCATATGAAGCAAGGGTAATCAACAATCTTGATCCTGAATACCAAGGAGCTCTCACTGTACAGCTTTTGAAAACCAACACCAGTGGTAACGTTAACTTTGCAGAAGGTCAAGTTTACATTGCCAGATACCTTTCACCGTTTGCAGGACAAACACCATCTTGGGGTACAACAAAAAATGATACCTACAAGGATGGACAACAAAGTTATGGTATGTGGTTTGTGCCACCAGATGTGGGCACAAAGGTATTGGTGATATTTGCTGAGGGAAATCCTAATCTGTGTTATTGGTTGGGTTGTGTCAATGACAAGTTCATGAACCATGCCGTTCCGGATCATGCGGCATCAACTTTCACAACTGACGGCACACCAGATGATCTCAAGGGTAAAAAATTACCAGTAACTGAATACAACAAACAGATTGAAACTGGGTCAGGCATTGATCCTACAAAATTTAAAAAGCCATATCAAAAATTGATCACGGACACACTACAAGCACAAGGCTTGTTGGAAGATGAAACACGTGGTATCACAACTTCAAGTGCAAGGAGAGAAGTTCCAAGTGCGGTGTTTGGAATATCCACTCCAGGACCTGTGGACAAGACCAGTGGGTCACCAAAGGTTAGGGTTGGTACAAACGAAAACTTCAACAACATATTCAAGGCAAGACTGGGCGGAACGTCATTGACCTTTGATGATGGTAATGACAAATTTTTAAGAAAGAAATCTCCAAGTGAAGAATCACCAGACTATGCAAATGTAAATGTTGGTGAAACTGATGGAGATGTCACAAGACCACACAACGAGTTGGTGCGTTTGCGTACACGTACAGGACATCAAATACTGTTGCACAACACAGAAGACTTGATATACATTGGCAACAGCAGAGGTACTGCTTGGATTGAATTAACTTCAGACGGCAAGATTGATATATTTGCAGAAGACTCAATCAGTATGCACAGCAAGAATGATTTTAATTTAACAGCGGACAGAAACTTCACCATTGAAGCGGGTGCTAATTTAAGTTTGAAAGCATCAGGTGATTATGTGGGAGACAAGATCCTCAAAGGAAGGGTACAGATAGAATCCAATAAAAACACAAACATACTTGTGGGCGGTAGCACAAAGATCACAACAACTTCAGACTTTGATGTTAACACAGGTGGAGCAAACAAACTCACAGCAGGAAGTACAACTGATATACTCAGCGGCGGCAACCATACAGAAACCGCTACCGAAATCCATATGAATGGACCGCAGGCGGCTACGGCCGCTGTCGCGTCCGCTCTGTCTACGCACCGCGTACCGGGTCATACGACCTACGGTATTCTTTCACAACGTTCTCCACAAGCTGAACCTTGGACACATCATGAGAACTTGAACCCGTTAGCATTTAAAGTTGCTGTAACTGATAGAGATTTAGTCACAACTGTGGCAAATCCATTACCAACACCAACTACTCCAGATGTATTCAAAAAGGAGTTTAAAGCATAGGTAAATATTGATATGGCAGACTTATACAAAAAAATTACAGTTCCTTCAGGAGAAAACATACAACCAACTACAACTAACCGTGCCTATAAAGGTATTAGCACAGTTAATCCTGAGAACAACAGCAAATCATTGTTTGATATAGCATTGATAAAACAAGACATCATTAACAGCTTTCATATAAAACAGGGCGAAAAGCTGATGAATCCAGAATTTGGAACAATTATATGGGATGCCATACACGAGCCATTGACAGAAGATCTAAAAGAAGCAATAGCAAAAAATGTTAGTGATATTATTAATAGCGATCCTCGTGTAGTTGCAGGCACCATAGAGTGTGACAGTTACGAGAGTGGAATACTAATTGACGTAGATTTGACATATCTACCATACAATATTTCGGAACGTTTGAGACTTAAATTTGACGAAGATGCAGGACAGTTTTAAGTACGCACTTAATGGATTAAAATAAATACTTATAATAAGGAAAGCAAATGTCATCGACAAATAGACAAAATAGATTATTGTTAGCTGAAGACTGGAAGAAGGTCTATCAGTCATTCAGAAATGCGGAGTTCAAGTCCTACGACTTTGATAATCTCCGTAGGACAATGATTAACTATTTGCGTCAAAATTATCCAGAAGATTTTAATGATTATATCGAATCAAGTGAGTACCTAGCATTAATTGATCTTATTGCTTTCCTCGGTCAAAACATTTCATATAGAATTGACTTGAATGCAAGGGAAAATTTTTTAGAGTTAGCTGAACGTAGAGAGTCAATACTGCGTTTAGCTAGACTTCTTTCTTATAATCCAAAAAGAAACCAAACAGCAAATGGATTATTAAAATTTGAATCTATTGCAACCACTGAAGATATTGTTGACAGCAACGGAACAAATTTAGCTAACCAAACAGTATTATGGAACGATCCTGCAAACACTAATTGGCGTGAACAGTTTGAAAAAGTTTTGAATGCCGCTTTGCCTGTAAACAGCATTGTAGGTAAACCAATTAAGTCAGACACAGTTGAAGGTGTTCCAACTTTCCAATACAGATTTGATGCAAGTAATTCAGATGTTCCTGTTTATACATTTAGTAAAAATGTTGATGGAAAAAATATGCAGTTTCAGGTTGTGTCAACAGACGTTAACGATGGTATCATTTATGAAGAAGCACCATTGCCAGGAAACAGTTTAGGATTTTTATACAGAGATGATGGAAGAGGACCAGGAAGTTCTAACTCAGGATATTTTGTACATTTCAGACAAGGAGTATTAGATACTGGTACTTTTCAAATTGATGCACCAAGCACAAATCAATCAGTTGGTTTAGAAGCAACCAACATCAACAACACAGACATTTGGCTTTACAAATTAAATTCAATTGGCACTGAAGATCAATTATGGACCAAGGTTGATTCAGTAGAAGGAAATAATATTGTTTATAACAGTTTGCGTAAAAGTGTAAGAAACATTTACGGAGTTCTAAGTAAAACACAAGATAAAGTTGATTTAATTTTTAGTGATGGAACTTTTGGAAACTTACCACAAGGCTCTTTTAGAACTTATTACAGAACATCGTTAAATGATCAATTTAACATTGTTCCTTCTGATCTTGTTTCAATTAGTGTAAACATTCCTTATACAAGCAAAGCAGGAAACAGTGAAACAATAAGTTTAACACTTGAACTAAAATACACAGTTGATAATGCAACAGTATCAGAAAGTAATGCAAGTATTAGAGAGAATGCACCAGCAACTTACTATACACAAAATAGAATGGTTACTGGAGAAGACTATCAGGTAAGTCCATTAAGCATAAGCCAAGAAATTATAAAAGTAAAAAGTGTAAACAGAACATCATCTGGCATTTCAAGATATTATGATCTTTTAGATGCAACAGGAAAATATTCAAGCACAAACTTGTACGGTGCAGATGGAGTGCTATACAAAGATAGTTTCACAGAAAAGACCAGTTTTACTTTTGTAACTAAAACAGATATACAAGGAACCATTGCAAATACAGTTACACCATTGTTGAGTAAAAAATCAATGGTAAATTATTTCTTAACAAACTTTCCAAAAACATTAGTTGCTGACCTTGGTGCAAAATGGTCATCAACAAGCACAAAAACAAATATGTCAACAGGAAAATTTGTTGACTCTAATTCAACGCCTTTGCAAGTAGGATCATTTACTGCAAGTGCTTTAAAATTTATTGAACCTGGCACATTAATTAAATTTACTGCTCCTACAGGTTATCATTTCATGGCAGACAATTCACACAAATTAATGGTTGGTGCGGCAGATCATAAAAATGCAATAACATACAAATGGATGAAAGTTGTAAGTGTAACTGGAGATGGTACAACTGACAATGCAGATGGCACAGGTCCTATAATTTTAAATGACATAATAGATTCTGATGCAATACTGTCTGAACTTAAACCTAAGTTTAGTAAAACTTTACTTGCAGATGTGCAGTCACAGATGACTGATCAAATATTTGCTTACAAGACATTTGGATTGAGATATGACAGTTCATTAAGACAATGGAGAATGATCACTGAAAACAATTTAGATATTTCAAGTGCATTTAGTACAGGTAAAACAGGTGACGTAACTGACCAACAACTTGATGCAAGTTGGCTATTGTTATTTGAAACTGATGGAGAGAAGTATACAATTACTACAAGAGGACAGAGATATATCTTTGAAAGTAATGAAGAAATAAGATTCTATTACGACAGCACACAAAAAATTTATGATAACAGAACAGGACAAATTATAAAAGATAAAATTAAAATATTGAACATCAACACGCAACCTGATTCAACCTCACCATTTAATGTAGATTATCCATGGGAAATATCTTCGGAATATAGAGATGGAGATGGATACATTGATAGCAAAAAAGTTGAAGTTACTTTCTTTGATTCAGATGACGATGGTGTTGTAGACGATCCAGAAACTTTTGTAACATTAGTAAACGAAACAACAAACGCACTTTCAAAATATGTGTTCTTACAAAAATATACAACAAGTGACGGAATAGAAGATTACAAATACATGGACAATTCAACAGGTACAGTAATCATTAAACAGAATGAAAGTTTTGTTGGCGCCTTAAGTCAATACACCAATGGACAAGTGTTTTATCTAGTTACCGAAGGAGTGTTTAAAGTTTATAATTCATCTTCAGCTTCAATTAATTTAACAACAGATTACAAAGCATACATTGGCAGAGATGGATTAAAGTTCCATTACATACATTCTGCAGATGATGATAGTAGAATAGATCCAAGTTCAAGCAACATTGTAGACACCTATCTATTAACAAGAACTTATGACACAAACTTTAGACAATATCTTGATGGTAACATTGAAAATTTACCATTGCCACCAAGCAGTGATAATTTGTTTAACAACTATGGATCGTCAATTAGTAAAATTAAATCTATCAGTGATGATGTAATATATCATCCTGTAAAATACAAAATATTATTTGGAGCAAAAGCAGATGCTCGATTACAGGCAAGTATAAAAATTGTTAAAAACCCAGACCAAGTTGTTAATGATAATGATATAAAAGCAAGAGTTGTTACTGCAATTAATCAATATTTTGCTTTAGAAAATTGGGATTTTGGTGATACTTTTCATTTCTCAGAGATGGCTACGTATGTAATGAACAAAACAGCGCCTGATCTTGTAAATCTTGTAATTGTTCCAAATCAAGAAAGTCAAGCATTTGGAAGTTTATATGAGATTAAATCAGAAGCAGACGAAATCTTTATAAGTGCGGCAACAGTTGATGACATAGCAATTATTGATGCCATCACAGCAAGTAAACTTAAAGCGTCAGGCAATGTAGTTACAACAACTACAAGTGCTACAACAGGCGTAACAAGTGGTGCAACTTATACAACTGGATCAGTTTCAAGTTCATACAGCAATTCAAGTTCTACAAGTACTTCAAGTTCAAGTTCTAGTTCATCTAGTTCAAGTTCTTCAAGCTCTTCTAGTTCTTCAGGTGGCGGATCCTCTGGGAGTGGATACTAATGGCCTATAATGCAAACCAAGAAGAATATCCATTACCGGCAGGAAATCAAAGTAAAGCCCAGCACCGCAGAACAAGTGCGGAACATCTTCCTAAATATTTTAGAACTGCACACAATAAAAAGTTTTTAAGTGCTACACTTGATCAATTATTAAATCCTGGTGTCGCTGAAAAAATAAGTGCATACTATGGCAGAAGAATAGCAACTGCTCGTAAGGCGGCAGACACTTATGTATCTGACGTTAGCACTGAAAGAGAAGAATATCAGTTTGAACCAGCAACTGTAATCAAAGATAATTTAAACAATGTAACGTTTTACAAAGATTACAATGATCTTAAAAATCAAATCAAGGCATTCAATGGAACAGTAGACGATGACAGCAAAGCATTCAGACAAGAATACTATGCTTGGAATCCGCACATTGATTGGGATAAATTTACAAACTTTAGAGATTACTATTGGCTACCAAACGGACCATTGTCAATACCTGTAACAGGACAAGCTAAAGGAATTACAAGCACCTATACAGTAACAAGCATTGACAACCTAGATAACAAGGCATACGTTTTTACTCCAGATGGAAAAACAAATAATCCTACCTTAAAACTTTATAGAGGTCAGACATATAAGTTTGAAGTTAATACTCCTGGAATGCCTTTAAGTTTTAGGACTGCAAGAACTTTAGACAATGACTACCTATACAGTTCAGGCATAAGTGATAGCACACATTCTACAGATGTTGGCACAATAGAATTTACAGTAGACTTACTTGCACCAGACACTTTATATTATGTAAACAGTAATGATATAAATGCAAGTGGGCTTATTCAAGTATATGATGTTTTAGAAAACTCTGCAATAGATGTTGAAGCAGAAATACTTGGCAAGAAAACTTACAAGATGACCAATGGCTATGAAATGTCAAATGGTATGAAAGTTAATTTTGAAGGCACCGTAACACCTGCCAAATATGCTGAAGGCAGTTGGTATGTAGAAGGTGTAGGAGATGAAATTAAACTTATTGCTGAACAAGATGTAATGATACCTGGTACATATTCAACAAGCAGAGCCAATCCTTTTGACTCTGAAGGATTTGACAGAAGTCCTTTTAGTACTGCCAGTGCTTATGCAGATGCACATGATTACATTGTACAAAATAGATCAGCAACAAGTAGAAGTCCATGGTCAAGATATAATAAATGGTTTCACAAAAGTGTGCTTGAAAATATTGCAACCATACTTGATGAACCAGCAGACATAAATCAAACAGGTAGAGCGGCAAGGCCTATTATAGAATTTGATCCTCAATTAAAATTGTATGGCTTTGGTACACAGGCAAAAGATGATGTTGATCTATTAGACACATTTACAGCTGACGTGTTTAGCACAATAGAAGGTGCAATAGGTTACAACATTGATGGAGTAGACGTAGGTGACAACATGAGAATATTGTTCACAGCTGATCCAGACACAAGAGTAGCAGGTAAAATTTTTAAAGTAAAATTTATTACACATAATAACGTTAGACAGATAAGCCTAATTGAAGAAACAGATTCATCTCCATTAGAAAATGAGTGTGTGCTTGTACAACAGGGAGAAACTTACAAGGGCAAGATGTGGTATTACAATGGTACCAAATGGTTAGCTGGACAAGAAAAAACATCAGTAAACCAAAGTCCAACCTTTGACTTGTACGATGTTAATGGAAATGATTTTAAAGATGCAACAACTTACCCAAGTTCTACTTTTACAGGAACAAAACTTTTCAGTTACAAACGTGGCACAGGAGCCAACGATAGTGTTTTAGGTTTTCCTTTAACATACAGAGCATTAGTCAACACAGGAGATATTGTATTTGATTTCAATCTACTTACTGATACTTTTACATATCAACAGATGAACGCAACGTTTTCTGGAAAAACAGATGTAGGTTTACTAAGAAGATATACAGATAGAACAACATTTACATACGCATCTGGTTGGACAAAAGGATATGAAGAAAGCAAACAGTTGGTGCGTAGACAATATGTTGTAAACACACAGCTAAATGACTTTGCTATTGATGTTTACAATAGAAGCGGTGATATAAATGATTTATGGGCAAGAGTTTATGTAAACAATAAAGCAAAATCAAGCGGACTTGATTACACAATAAACAGATTAAATGGAATCGCTTATATAAGATTTGTAAATGATTTAGTTGTTGATGATATATTAGTTATTAAAACAAAAAGTGCAACAGTAAAAAATTCAAATGGTGTTTATGAGATTGCAGGAAACTTAGAACGTAATCCTTTGAATGATAACATTGGAAGTTTTACTTTAGGTGAAGTAAATGATCATGTGTCTAGCATTGTAGAAATGCGTGATGATTTTTCTGGCGTGTTTCCAGGCACTGGCAATTTAAGAGATCTTGGAAACTTATCTGCATATGGAACAAGATTTATTCAATCAAGTGGACCTTTTAATTTAGCAAATTATCATGTAACAAGCAAAGATGCAAACATTGTTCATTCATTAAGATTTGCAAGAAAAGAATATGGCAAATTTAGAAAATTATTTTTACAAACAGCAACTGGTTTAGGATTTGATGGAGCAACAAAAATACACTTTGACAAAGTGATGGAAGAATTAAACAAAAGTAAAACCAACGATATGCCGTTTTACTTTAGTGACATGATTGGTTATGGAACGTTTAAGAAATCTACACACGTTGTTGAAAATACATCTACTCAGTATTATGCTTTGGCAACAAATTTTGATCTTACAGCTTTATCAAATAGGGCTGTCAGCATTTACATCAACGGAGTTCAGTTGATACATGGCACTGATTACAAATTCGAATCCGCATACGCAGGCTTTGTTACAATTACAAAAACAAAAGTTATTAATGATGTAATTGAAATATATGAATATGAAAATACTGACGGAAGTTACATTCCACCAACGCCTACAAAGCTAGGACTGTATCCTAAATTTAAGCCAGAAATTTTTGTAGACAACACTTATCAAACTCCTACAAAAGTTATTCAAGGACATGATGGAAGTATATTTGTTGCTTACAATGATTTTAGAGATGACTTATTACTTGAATTAGAAAAAAGAATTTACAATAATATAAAGGTAGAATATGATGTTGACATTGTAAACATACATGACTTTATTGGCGGAGAATCAAGAGATACAGGATTCAGTAGAGCGGCCAGAGATAAAGCATTACTACCTGACTTTATTGAATGGAACAGAGCAGTAGGTGACCCAGATTACACAGACTTTACTTTCTGGTCAAGAACTAATAGTTTTACTTACAATTATAAAAATACTAGTTCACCGACACAAAAAACAAATCCAGGTTATTGGAGAGCAGTTTACAAAGAAGCATACGACACTGATCGTCCGCATACGCACCCATGGGAAATATTAGGATACAGCGAAGAGCCAACTTGGTGGCAAACTGTGTATGGTGCGGCTCCGTATACAAGTGAAAATAAAATACTTTGGCAAGACATAGAAAAAGGTGCATACAGAATACCTAATGTGCCAATGGTTTACAACGAAAAATATGCACGACCAAACATAACAAAGCATATACCAGTTGATGATGGTGGTAACCTATTAAGTCCATTAGACAGCAACTATGCAAAAAATTACATTAGCAATAGAACGCAAGAACCTTTTGTGTTTGGTGATCAAGCACCAACTGAAAATGCTTGGCGCAGAAGTTCTGAATATCCTTTTAGTTTAGTAACTGCATGGATATTAAATCAACCTACAAAAATTATTGGTTTAGGAATAGACAGATCAAGACTTAAAAGGAATCTTGCTAAAGAAATAATTTATACAGAAACAAGTAAAAGATTAAGATTAAAAGATATTGTGTTTCCTAACACCGTATCAGATACTGAACGTGTACAAACAGCAGGTTTGTTAAACTATGTCGCAGAGTACATGAATAGTAAAACTATAAAATACTACAACAATTATCAAACTGATTTGAAAAATATCACTAATCAATTAGGATTAAAGATAGGCGGCTTCACTGATAAAGCTAAATTTAAACTTATACTTGATAGCAGAACTCCATACAATGAAGGTAATGTTTTTGTACCAGATGAAAACTATCAAATATTTTTAAACAAGAGTAGTGTAGTTGACCTTGTGCCTTACAGTGGCGTTATAATTGAGAAAGTAGCAAGTGGATTTATTATTAAAGGTTACGATTATGACAATCCTTACTTTAAATATATCACACCAATTGAACTTGCAGATGATCCGCTTGTAAGTGTTGGGGGTGTGAGCGAAGATTTTGTTAGCTGGACATCAGGACAAGTTTATTCACCAGGATTTATTGTAAAATTTGCAGACGAGTTTTACATGACAGAAACTTTGCATACTGCTGGTGATAATTTTGAACAAGCAAACTTTGTAAGATTATCAGAACTTCCTGTAAAAGGAGGTAGACAAGCATTTTTCAGACGTCAATGGAATGAAGGAATAAATCAACAACCAACCGAAATAGCTTATGGCACACAAATTAGAACTATACAAGGAGTTGTTGACTTCTTGCTAGGCTATGAAAGATATTTGAAATCACAAGGTTTCATATTTGAAAATTACAACAAAGAAATAAATGAAGTTGAAGATTGGTCTTTGAGTGCAAAAGAATTTATGTTTTGGACTACACAAAACTGGCAAGCCAATAGTGTAATTACATTAAGTCCAGGAGCAATTGATTTACAATTTTATAGAAAGTATCATGTTGCAGATAATTTATTTGATAACTTTTATGGATATAACTTATTCAAGGCAGACGGTAAAAAATTATTACAAGCAAACGTTAATGTTTACAGAGATAATGATAATAATTTAGGTATATCAACCAAGAATACAACAGATGGAATCTTTGCACTAAAAGTTCCTTTGGTACAAATTGAACACGTTTGTTTACTTGACAACAGAACTGTGTTCAGTGATTTCATCTACGATCTTGAGCCTGGTTATAGACAAGAACGTATTAAGGTACTAGGTTACAGAACAGATGACTGGACAGGTGGTTTAAACATTCCTGGTTTTGTGTATGACGACGTAAACATTTCGGAATGGGATTCCTGGAAAGATTATGCTATAGGCGATACAGTAAAATACAAAGAATTTTATTACGTTGCAAAACAAAAGATTCCAGGCAAAGAAGTTTTTGTTGATACTGATTGGCAAAGACTTAATGGAGCACCACGGTCTGGATTACAAGCAAACTTAGATTACAAAGCAAAACAATTTGCAGACTTTTACGATCTTGACACGGATAACTTTGATACAGACCAACAAAGGGTTGCACAGCATCTTATTGGATATCAAAAAAGAAAATATTTGGAAAACATTATAAATGATGATGTAAGCCAATACAAATTTTATCAAGGCTTTATACAAGATAAAGGAACACTCAACAGTTTAACTAAATTGTTTGATGCTTTATCTAACACAGACAATGATAGTGTTAATTTTTATGAAGAGTGGGCAGTAAGATTAGGACAATTAGGTTCATCTCAATCTTTTGAAGAAGTTGAGTATAAGCTAGATGAAAGTAAATTTAGGTTAAGTCCACAGCCAGTTGAATTAGTACAAACAGTAACAGGTGAAGAAACAGATTTAATTTATAGACAAAGACCATTTGAAACCTATTTAAAACCAGATGGTTATGATCATAGTCCTTTTCCAACAAAGTATAAAGATGACGATTACATAGAAACTGCTGGTTATGTTAATAGTGCAGATGTAAAACAAACAGTTGCAAAGTATGATGATATTTTAAATTTAACTCTTACAACTTTAAATGTAGGAGATTACATTTGGGCAGGAACAAGTAAAACAGATGACTGGGACGTTTTAAAATACGTAAGAACAAATGATAAGGTTGTAAAAGTAACTAAAAATGGAACTACAAATGAAGTTGAAATACAACTCAACAACCAAGCAAACTATGTCAAAGATGATATCATTGGTATAGTTGATGTTGCTGATACTGAAAAGTTTTTTAAAGTATTACGATCAGAATTAGATACTGTATTTTGCACAGACAATGGTGAAACTTCAGATGTAGAAACTGCAAATGGATTTGTAACAACATTTACGTCTGCAAGAGTTGCCAACCTTGAAGAAGCAAACACAAGATTATTTGCAGGTGAATTCCAAGTTGGTGAATTACTTTGGGTAGACAACGATAGCACCAACCGTTGGATTGTTTTAAAGAATACACCGCAACACAGCGAGTTACAAGTTATTAGTAACGTTGAAACTGGTGACTCAAGTACAAACTTTGGAAAAGTAATTGGTGCTGATGATAGAAACACAACTCTGGTTGTTGGTGCAAGTGAATCAAACAAGGTTTACATATTCCAAAGAACAAACGATAACACCACTTACAATCATGCACAAACAATTGATGCTCCTGCAAATTTATACACAGGCGATGGTAAGTTTGGTACAGGATTAGATATCAGTTCAGATGCTAAATGGATTGTAATTGGAGCACCAAATGCCAGCAACGCAAAAACAAAATTCAAAGGAACATTTGCAAGTAACGTAAGCTACGTAGAAAATGATATTGTACAATATCAAGAAAACTTTTGGGAGGCACAATTTCCTATTTCTGCGGCACAGGGAACACTTACTTTTAATAGCTTCTATGATCCTACACAGTTAGCAAAAACAACATGGACAGGCACAGCCTACCCAGAAATAGTTTATGCTATAAGAGGAAATTATAATTTTAATTTGCCAACAGATCATATTTTAGTCAGAGCACCTACTTCACAGTATGAAGGATCAGCAGTCGGCGATACATTAGTATTCAATTGGAAACAATATTCTCAAAATTATCCAAATGGTATTTTACCTTTTGGATCGTCAGGACCTGCAATAAGTGAACTTGAAGGAAACAAGGTTATACAAGCAAAAGTTGATGCGGTACTATATTTTGATAATCTTTTAAGAACTCCACAGGTAGGAGATTTAATTAGCACAGGATCAGCGATAGGAAATGTAAATGCAATCAGTGTGCAGAATGTAAACCAAGCAGTCATTTACATCAGTAACATGAACGGACAGTTTTTAGCAAGTGATACTGCAACACTTGGTGGCGTATCAATGGGTACATACACATTGGTAGAACCTGTAAATTCACAAGCGTCATTTGGTGGTTGGTGGAAAATAGATGTTGCAACATCTTTCAACACAACAGTTAAATCAATTATTACACCACAGTTTGTAATACAGGATATCATTACTCAAAATGAAAGTAAGTCTGCAGAAATTTACTACAACACCATGGATGATGTATATGCGTTGAACCAAGTTACTGATCCAACCAAAGGCGGAAGGTTAGGACATCTAAGTTTCTATAATAAACAAGGACAGTCAGACATGAGTCCATTCTGGTTCTTTAGAGGACCTAAGGCTTGGACGGATACTTTAAATGTAGCCAATACATTTACAATGAGAGTAAATGAAATAAGAGGCGGAGCAGGATTAACTTTATATGATCCAGGTGTGCTTGGATTATCTTTCACTTATCTCAATGACACTTTACATACTGTTTATGATTTATGGGACGGATTTGTTGATGTAACATTTACAAATTTTGACAACAATGGTAATCCTTTCATTCCACAGGTGGGTGATATAATTGTTGACCAACAGTCAGGAGCAACTGCGACAGTGGCTTATTTACAGGAACAGTTATTAGATTGTAGATTGTATGTGAAAAATAGAAGTGGGTCATTTAAGTTTGGTAATTTACACAGTGATACAAGTACCATTGCAATCAAAGATGGCGTAAGTGCAGGAGTTGATAGACTTTCAGGTAGACTTGACAATGCAAATATGTCTGGAAGTATTGCAGGTAAACTTGTTGTTGTTAAGAACACAGATAGTACAATGTTGCCTGTTACTGCTCCAACATTTAGAGATGAATTAGAAATATATGTTTATAACAATAGAACAGTAAATGGTGTTGCAAGAACACCTAATACTCCTAATCCTTTAAACAAAGACTGGACTCAAGTGTCTGCTTTAAAATTAGATACGTCTGGAACTCCTAGTAGCTTTACAAATGAAGGAGCATATTTTGTTTACGAAAGAATGGGAACAGGACTTTACAGTTTCCAACATGGTTACACAAATCCTCAAAGAGAGTCAAGCAGATTCTTAGGAACTATTGTTAAGTTAACAAAATCTACACAAAGTGAATTGTATAGATTATTTGTATCTGCTCCAGG